AGGCTCCTTTTCGGATGCCGATGCGCCGTGTTCCCAGCAAACATCTGACTGTAGTCAGGTGAGCTGGACTAACACTATACCCGCCTGTAACGGCTCCAAGGAGTCGATGTGGGACGTGGTGACGCGAGATTTCTCTAAACGAGTAGCCAGTGGTGAAACCATCGTTAATCCGATGGTGAAAATCGTGAACGCTCGTACCTTCCAGGGAACTGAGTCCAAGTACTACTCGGACAACGAACCCTGTAACGACTGGATAGAACACGGTAACGGTTACCGTATATATCAGGTCTTAGGTCTAGCGCCTCATGCAGACACCAATATCGACTCCGGGCGCCTGGCCATTCTGGCAGGTACCAAAGCTCATGCTGATGTGCGTGCACCTGAATTTGATGGTGCAACGTTTATCGCAGAGCTCACGGAGACAATCTCGATGCTTCGCAACCCTGTAAAGGCGTGGCAGAAGCTAATCCGCGAGATCAGTAAACGTCAAAGGCGTAGTAAATATGCCAGCGATCGCAACTTGATCTTACGGGACTTCATTGAGCAAAACTGGCTACAATACCGCTATGGTATTATGCCGTTAGTTTTCGCCGCTGAAGACGCGATTGGTGCTTTAGAGTCAATGAGACACAAACGAGTGTTCTTTACAGCTCGTGGTAGTGCTCATGAACAAGTAATAGGAACAGAAGTGCAGAGTGGTAACTTGCACAACTGGTCATGGCGGATAGAGCGAGAGCTCGAAACGACCCATGACGTACTTGTTCGGTGTGGTATACGTTACTACTCAGACCGTGACCCCACCTGGGGTATGGACTGGGAGAACGTTCCCCCTGCCGTTTGGGAGGTAATTCCTTTCTCCTTTGTGGCTGACTGGTTCGTGAATGTGGGCGACTACATTCGTGCAATCACCCCGAAGCTTGGGGTCAAAGTTGTGGGATCTTGGACTGTTACAACCAACACACGTGTAACTCGGGGAACTTCTACGTCCGAATGGATCGGAACGAACCCGAATGTGTGGGCTACTAACAATCCTACCGCTCTTGAGACATTTCTCACTGAGCACAAACAACGCTCGAGAGGAGCGCATACAGGACTCTCGTTTAAGCCTTGGACCAGCAATGCTGATCTTGGCCGAAAGAGAATTACTGATGCTATCTCGCTCACCGACCAACTTCTGCGTCGGTAGTAAGAGAACTCATCTCACGTTAATCCACTAACCCCGTATAGAAATATACGACATCAACATAGGAGCCATGGATATGGCCTTATCTGTCAATGCCAAAACGTACACTCAGGATCTTCCTCTGGGGCCCGATGCTGTGCCCTATAACGGTCCAAACCACGATGACGATACAGTAGATCGTATCGTCGCCAAGCGGACGGCACCCAAGCCGACTGCTGACTTCGCTGGTGTAGGACGGTCAGAGGTGAAACTGACACGTACCGGTACTGATGGAACAAGCACGATCGGTAATATGATCTTACTATCGCTTGTTCATTCCCCGCGGACGTCCAGTCCTCGGAAAAAGAGTTGATGCTTACTGACTTGGCTGCTTGGCTCGCTTCTAGCGAAGCTGACGCAGTTCTGGTCAATCGCACCGTCCTGCAGTAATGCTACGTGAATGGATATCCCGCCTCGCGGCGGGTTCAGGGCATCTTGCCCTTGATATCCTGAAACACTGGCGCTTTGTTTTCG